TCGGGAGACATTGCGGTTTTTGGCAATGCGCTTTCCCCCAGTTGTCGAATTCTTGGCATTCATAACGTGTCCACCCTTGATAACCGCAAGCGGACTGGGTTAGTGCAAGTGCCCAAACCAACCCAGCCGCTGCGAATCGACGGTTCACTTCCCCGTAGAACCGAAGGCTTTGTCGTTTGGATTTAACCAGCGCAAAATCACTGGTGCAACCGCTGCAACCCCTGCCATTGCAAGGGTCTTAGGGTCAGTCACGCCCGCCATGTATAGGGCAAGTGCTGCCGCCATGAATGAACGCGCCCAGGACGCTGCTAGGGCTTTGGCTTGTTCCATTTTTTTGTCTCCTTCTTAGGTTTTGCAGTTGATGTTGCTGGTGCTTCTACCTTTGGAAATTCTCCCTTATAGGGCACAAACTTTGGAATGCCGAAACCGACAATTTCCTTACCTTCACCGTATGACCGAACCTTTACCATGACCATGCCGCCATTGCGCTGGTCGCCTGTTCCGCTGGTGTTACCTTCGATCGTCAAACATGTCTTTGTGTCAATTAGTCCGACAACAATGCCAATGTGTGAAATCCGATCAACGCCGTCGTGTGGAAAGTCCATGAAAGCCAGGTAGCCCAATTGCGGCATGCCTGACCAGCGTTGAATCTCTTTGAACTTATGTGCGCCGATTGCAGTGCTGACGACTGAATGAATCTTGACACCCGCCTGGGCTGCACACCAATTGACGAAAGAACCACACCAGGGCAAACCGTCTGCCTTTGTAAATTTGCCATACTTTGTCAGGTTGTCGCCTTCTTCAATTGTGCCGACTTCAGCCGCTGCGACTTCGATCAACCTGGCATTTGTGCCGTCAGGGTAATTGCTCACAAGCCCAATGCTTTCAAATCATCAGCGGTCAAACCAAGTGCAGCAAGTTTTGCTTTTGCTGCGTCTGCGGCTGCTTGTCGCGCCGCTTCTTTTGCGTTTGCTTCGGCTTTCAATGATTCTTTGTAAGCAACCATTGCTGCGCGATCTGCTTCAAATTTTGCTAATTCATCACCAGTTAAAACAATGACTTCGTCGGCAATTTGTATTTTGACTTCATTAGATACTGTAGCCATAAACGGAAACCTTTCCTGTAATTGTTCCTGACCCTGGGATAATTGTGAAAGCGTCGTAGGAAGTTGTTACGTCCATGCGACCAATGATCTTATTTGCGTAATCATAAGGCCCAGCATTTCCCGACAATGCTTCAGCACTGTACCCAGTCTTAAAAGTCTCAAACGGGCTTAACAATTCCATTGTGATAAATCGATTTTGAAAACCAGCGTTGGAAACAACCGAACCAGCAGCAAAAGATGTTGCTGACGCACCTGACCAACTAGAACTGTGTGCGTCAGAATTGTTTACGCCACCTGTTGTAAAGTTTTGAAACAAATAATTTCCAGCCGTTGAGTTATCGCTGCCACCTGTTCGCAAACGAATGTTCAAATCATTTGTTGCAGAACAAGCGGTGATTGTGATGAAAATTTTGTAGTTTGTGTATGTTGATGAAAACACCGAACCAGTCGAAACGGAAGAAGCCGTTGTAAATGATGTGGTAGAAATTAAAGTTAATGCACCCGTACTTGCTGGTGTTGCCCAAACTGCCGTTGTGCCGTTGGATTGCAAAACCTGTCCATTTGTACCAATTGCCAAACGCCCAGCCGTATCAGCTGCCGTTCCCACAATTAGATCACCAGCAGCGTCGATCAATGTTTTTGGAATTGCACCATTTGCAAGGTCATAGGCTGATTTAACTGACGCAGGCACTGCCGCCGTTGTGGTTGATGTGCTTGATGTTGAATTTTCTAATTGCACTGCACCCTTTTGCGCAGTTGTGCCGTCTTGAATTCCAACGGTAATTGCGCCGCTTGTTCCGCCGCCTGTTAATGGTGATGAAGCAGTGACGGCCGTGATGTCACCTTGATCGTTTGCTATCCAAACGAAGTCCATGTCGGTATTTGAATTCTTTGCAAGAATTTGACCTGTTGTGCCACCTAGCAAATCACCCATTGAAGTGGCAACGGCTTGACCAAACGTTTCAAAATCAGCAGGCAAGTCCGTAACCAGATCGGTCGAAGTTGGCATTTGCCAGCCAAACGGCGTTGTTGGATTTGTCATGTTTTCTCCTTGTTAAGTGATAATTGTTGCACGCGCCCAGTCAAGCGTTGGCGACACGCCCGACCAAGTAAATGAATTGGAAATTTCGTTCCATTGCAATGCCTGCAATGAATAGGCAACGGGCGAAAGATTAAGCGAAACCGAAAGGGTGTTGTAACCCGCACGGAACGTCCAGCCTTCGACAAAGCCCTGGAAAATTGAACCCATGTTTGACGGTAGATCATTGATCGCCAATGGCAACCCCATGAAAACACCGATCAGGTTGTCGCGGTCAGAATTGTCCACTTCAGGGTTTGTCAGGTCGTAGGTAATTTCCTTGAAGATTGCCTGCGGGTCTTTTCTTAGTGCCAGGTAAAAGTCTGCCTGATCTTCCGCGTCAGTTGCGTTGTGCAAGGTTGTCGTAATAATTTGGGAAAGTGTGCCGTAATTCAAAATTGAAGTCGCGTCGCTGGCGGATTTTTCCGCGCTGCTGGTTGCGCCGTATTTGATTGTCAGATTGTTTCGAACGTCGCCTGCGCGGGTTTCAATGCGCAAACCAGCTGCGCGCGCTTGGTTGGCAGTTATTTGAACGTAACCGTTTGCCGATAGGTAAATGCTTCGGTGTAATGCCGCGGCGTAAGAAATACGCCCTTGCGCGTCCTCGTAAATGTAACCCAGCCCTGACGTTGCCAATGCTGAAACCAATGAATACACGTCGGTTCGATCGCTTGAACGTGCTGCCAATTCGTAATCGCCTGGTTGATCGATCTCACCCAAACCAACATTTCCAGCATTTGCCCACGTTGTTGTTGGGTCATAGGTTGCCCAGGTTAACCCGCCTGGAACTTCAGCCCACGTGTTCAGCAATAAGTCTGAAAGTATCGTGTAAATCTGATTTCCGTCGAAGTCTTTTGAAAGTACCCCGTTGGTCAAGGCTTTTGGCAAACGCGCCAATGCGCCCAATGCCGTGATCGAATAGGTTTGTGTGAACATGGTCGTGCCAACGTCACGCACTTCCAACCCAATGTCCACGACGTTACCGCCGAAAATTGGCACGAATGTGTTTGACGTGTTTTTGACTTGAATCGAAATCGTCGAATTGATGTGGACTGGGATTGCAACCTGGTTCACGTCGATCAATTGAATGTTGGAATAACCAGCCTGCGCCTGCTCGTAAATGTTCGTGCGACCACTTTGAATGACCAGGTTTGCCAAAACCGCGTCGGTGTATTCAACCCCGTCGATTTCAACCTTCCAAACGGGTGACCATTGCGTCATGCTATTTGTAGGCTATTTGCGCCGCCTGTGCCGCGGTAGAAAGAATCGTTTAAGGTTTCAACAATTGTGCGTGCAGTGCCTTCACGGTCGAACGCGCCAGTTACGGTCAAATTGATCGTTGTACCCATTGAAGCGGCTTCAGCCATGCGGAATGAACCAGGGTTGAAATTGCTTGAAACGACACTGCTTGCAGCTGACGCAGCAACCCTTGCAGCAGTTGCGATTCCGCTTGATGTTGTGCCACCGCCTGTTGTTGTTGTTCCCGCTGGCACTGTGATTGCTGAAACGCTTGGCGTTGAAACTGTACCCGTGGACATTGAAAAGTTACCCAATGCGCCCGTCGCCGTCGAACCCGAACCGCCACCAATTTTTGGAATGAGTGGAACGTCCTTGCCCCACTGCACCGCGTTGTATCCCTTAATAATCGCATTTATACCGTCAATGGCAGTGTTCAACAATGGTTTGATTGCGCCTAAAACTTTGGCAATGATAGTGATAACCAATTCCGCAATGTCTCCGACGACCTTCAATGAATCGCCAATTGCCTTGCCGACCAACGGTGCAATAAATTTGACCACGTCCCAAAATGCTTTGAATTCGTCCTTGCTATTAAGCACGGCAGTTTTGACGCTATCAAAAACCGACTTCACGCCCTCAATGATTGGTGTGAATGTTTTTTTCAATGTTGTGCCAACGTCGGTGATCACCTTGCCAAACCCGTCGCCTTCGGTAAGGCTGAACGCTGCTGAAAATGCCTGGATTGCTGGCAATGCGTTTTCATTGATGAACTTCAATAGTTTGTCCAGGATTGGCAATAACGCTGTTCCCAGGGTTTCTTTTGCTTCGTCGAATGCAACCTGAACGCGTGCGATCTGTCCCGCGTATGTGTCAGCGTTTCGCGCTGCTGCCCCGCCGAACAATTCAGTCAAACGACCCTGTACCTGCTCAAATGACATTGTTTTCAATTCGGCAGTAGATAACCCAACGCCTAATTTACCCAGGGCAGCGGTGTTGCCGTCATAAGCCTTCGCAAGTGAATTGGCAATTGCTTCAACTGGTTTGCCCGTTGCCGCGCTAATGTCTAGGGCGGTTGAAAGTAAATCTTGCGCCTTTGTAATGTCGCCCGTCGATCTAACTAGGCGACCAAGTGCTGGGCGCAATTCGTCGTCAGCAACACCCGTTGCCAATGACATTTGAAGAATTGAATCTTCGGTTGCTTTGATCTGCGCCTGGGTTGCACCCGTGGCATTTTCCAACGCCAACGCCAATTGTGTCTGCGCCTTTTCGTCAGCAATTGCAGCCTTTACGCCTTCGATACCAATTGCAATTGCAGCAGCACCAGCAGCGGCAGCAGCTGCGGCAAAGGCTTTACCGATTGCAACCCCGGCCTTGCCAACCTTGTCGCCAAATGAATCAACGTCGCCTGAAGCGGTTTTCAGCGATTTGTTCAGATTGTCAACGTCTCCAAGAATGGAAAGTTTAAGGGTGCGACTACCAGCCATCAGTCGTACTTCCTAACTATCTTTGAGAATGATTCTTCCCATTTTTTGATGATCTCAGGTTGCGCACTTCGAAGCGTTGGGTAAATAAACCAGCCGCGTGACCCGCGACCTTCACGACCTGACCACACTGGAAATTGTTTGTATTTATTTGAACCGAATTCGTAACCGCCCCAAACCTGTTGCGTTGTACCGCCACCGCTTAATTTTTGAGCAGCAAAACCGAATGAAATTTCACCGATCTTTGACGACTTTGAAACTTTCGAACCCTGGGCGATCTTGGGCGCAACACGGTTGGTGGATTGATTAGCCGTTGCAATAATCTTGCCCCGAACGTACTCAGCCAATTCGCTGGTTGCTTGTTTTGCTTGCTGGGTTGCTTCTTCGTCCATTGCTTTGAACGATCGCAAAATGGCACGCAATTCGGCTTTGTCATAACTAATCGCGTCAGTCGCCATTTGCTCGCCTTTCCAAAATTTCGATAATCGTCAAAATGTCTTCGGCACTTTCAAACTCATTTGGTGATAGCCCCGTTGCCAAGGCTATCTCCCAAACGATTCGACTCAGGCTTCCGACTGGGTGGCTTTTGGGTTTGCTTCACCGACGATCACTTCGGAAATAGTTTCCGTCCATGCTTCGATTGGCTTGACTGGCTTACCAGCTGCTTCCCGTTTCATGGCGTGATAGGCAAGGAATACCAGATCGGAAATTCCGATCTTTTCCTGCGCCTGGGCAATGGTGTGACCCGTTTGCTTTTCCCACTTCACCCATTCAGGCGGTGCCGCCGTGTAAGTGATTTGGTCGCCGTTATTGTATTCAATTGTGATTGGTAGTTTCATTTTGTCTCCCGATTAGTAGATTTTAACTGAATGTTTCAGTTGGTGTTCCAACTACGATAAATGATAGGTCAACTGTCTGCGCGTCAGGTGCTGACCCGCCGACCGCTGGAAACACTGGCATGACATTGAATGCAAACACTGCACCAGTCACCGCAGTCAATGAAACTGCAAGTGTTGTGTTTGGTGCTGTTTCGCATGCAGTCCATAGTGCTTCGCACAATGAACCAGTCGCGCCCCAGTCTGCAAGCATTGAAACGTCGAATGTCCACTGGTCGTCAATGTGCTTGTAAGCCTTGCCGTCTAGTGTCTGGTAAGTCTCGACGGTTGGTGAATTCGCAAGTGTTGCGCTGGTCGCCTGCGCGTCGTAGTTAACGGTTGCAATGGTCACGACTAAATCGCGACCAGTAATGATTGTCGTTGGCATTTTGTCCCCTATGTTGTTTGTGTGTAGTACGTCGAAACGTTGATGTCCGCAACCAACATGGGCGATTGACCCACTTCAAGAACCGTCGGCTTTTCGATCTGTCCAACAACGTATCCTGC